ATTAAAAAGACGCAACCTTTTGTTACCCCGAAAGCACCTGAAATACAATATCGTAATGAATTGTATAAACTTATCAGAGCAATGTGTAAGGAATACAAAGATGTTATCAGTATTTATCGGGAAAAGAAAGACCAACTGGCAATGGATGCCGATGGTGTATGGCTTACTACTGCTGAAACCACGAAATTGGAATCTTTGGGTGCTACTTGGGCAAAAAGATTTCAAGAGTTTGCCAAACAATACAGTCCAAAGTATGTTAAAAACATTTTAAGAATGTCAAATACCCAGATAAAGTCAATGATGCGAGATTGGTTCTCTGATAAAAGATTGGAACTGTTTGGGTCTGTTATTCCAACCGATTTACGCCAGATTGTAAATGCCAACGTGGCATACAATGTTACTTTGATAAGTGATATACCCAAGTTATACCATTATCGTGTCTATGGGTCTATTATGCGTTCTATAACAGGTGGCGGTTCGTTAAAACAACTTACATTGGAAATTATGCGTTATGGCAATCGGTCGTTAAAACAGGCAAAATTGGTTGCTCGTGACCAGACAGCAAAGGTTTATAACAGTATTACATTGTATAATTGTAAGCGGTTGGGTGTTAAAAAGATGCAGTGGATACATTCCCACGGTGATAAAGAACCAAGACCATTTCATATAAGACAGTGGGATGGAAAAAGTAGCCCACAGAACCCAAACGGGCTTGACGGCTTGATATTTGATATAGATAACCCACCATTGATACAAAGGGAAGAAGTCAGGAATGGAAAAAAGATTCCTGAAGTATATGGGTATCCAAAAAAATTATACGGTTGCACTTGTTTAATGGCTGCTGTAATAGATACTTGAAAAAAAAGATAAAAAGTATTACAGTTAAAGAAAAGGAAGGAAAGTTGGAAGAATTAGTATATCTTTTGACCGCTTTACAAATATACTGCAAAGACGCACATTATGCGTTTTACGGGGTCAATTTCAAACCACTTCACGAATGGGTCGATGAAATAAATGAACCACTTGCTGGTTTTCTTGATGATTTGAAAGAAAACTACTGGGTAATGAAGGGGTTGCCTGTCCCTCGTGGTATATACATTAACAATGCGGCATCTGATTATGTTCCGACAGCATTGGGTTCCAACGACCAAATACTTGCTAACTTACAGGCAATTATAGCGATGGCTCATAATAAGTTAAATGGTATAGATGTAAAAGAAGCAGGTTTGAATGATTTGCTGGGTCGTATAGATAGCCATTTGATAAAACAACTTGCATTGCTGAATATGGCTTTAATCAACAAACAAAGGGATGAATAATGATTAAATGGTTAAAACGGTTATTTTGCCGCAAAAAATGCGACCAGAAACGAGTTTTAGAAAAAATCAAAGTAAGTAAGAGGTTTCGGAAGAAAACCGACCATAACCGTAAAAAATACGCAAAAAAGAGCAAGTAATGTCAAAGATAGTGGATACGAATTCATTCTGGGAAATAAAACACAACCCTATTTCAAAGGTTGGTGTATTTCCTTACTTGGGTAGAAGCATAAGTGACGAATGTGAACCAGACAAGGTTTATTATGTTTATCGCCCTGCTACCACATTATCACAATCTGTGGAAACTTGGGATAACCCACCAAAGCCGTTTATCAACGACCACGAAATGCTGGGTGAAGGGTTTTCCAAGATAGATGATAGACCAGTTCAGGGTGTTATTCATAACCCTGTATTTGAAGATGATATTTTATACGCAGATATTTCAGTTTACAGTGAATCACTTAAAAAGAAGATTGAAGACGGCAAGAAAGAATTGTCGTTGGGTTATTTTTGTAAATACCGAAAAGAAAAAGGCGTTTACAAAGGTCAAGCATACGATTATGTCCAAGAAGATATGGTTGGAAATCATATTGCCTTGGTTGATAATGGCAGATGCGGAAGTGATGTCAAAGTTTTCGATAGTAAATGCACTATGGATAGTTTAGACATTACAAAAGAGTTTGAGTCAGAAATTGACTTGAAAAAAAATAACGAAAGTGGCACAATAACAATGACAGAAACAAAGGATAGTAAAATGAAGTATATCTCTGTTGATGATTTGAAGACCATTTTAGACGAAGCATTGGAAGAAAAAAAAGCCAAAGAAGTGTCTGATATGGTAGAAGCCAAAGCGGAAAACAAGGAAACTTCTGACGAAGACGAAAAATCCGAAGAGGCAAAAAAAGCCGAAGATAAATGCGGCAAAGATGAAGAATCTGAAAAGGAAGAAAAGAAATCCGAAGATGAATCTGAGGAAGAAGAAAAGAAAGCGGAAGATGAAGATTTGTCTGCTGCTGATGTTTTCGCTTACCTGAAAATGATTCTTGAAGAAGTTCGTTCTCTCAATGGTAAAAAGACCACTGATGAAGAAGAAAAAGAAGAAAAAGCAGAAGATGAAGATGAAGAAAAGAAATCTGAAGATGAAGACGAAGAAAAAAAGTCCGAAGATGAAGATGACGATGAAAAGAAAAAATCAGAAGATTCTGCTATAGTTGTTCAATTCGCGAAAGACGGTGCAGACACAGTTAAGACAATGATGGATGACCCTGCTTTACGCAAATACTTAGGAATATAACAAAGGAGTAGAAAGATGGCATTTCAAACATCTGTAAATCAAAAACTGGCTGTTGGTGTAGTTGGCGATTTCGCAACTGCTGGCGACCCACGTAGAGTCAGTCCATATACAATCGCTTCCAGTTCTGCTGGTTCGATTGGTAAAGCATACACTATTGACGCTTCTGACCCTTCTAAAGTTAATTTGGGTGGCGAAGGTGTATTCGGTGGTATTGCAGTAAATTCAAAAGAATATGTCCGTAATGGCTTGGGTGCTTCATTGGACTTCAAACAATATGACGAATGTCAATTGTGCACAATGGGAAGCATCTGGTTGTCTATTGCTGATACAGTAACAGTTGGTATGGCTGCATACTTTAACAAAACAACAGGTGCGATTGTTGCTGCTGCATCTGGCGAAACAATCGAAGGTTGCACAGAAATTGCTGGCTCTCAATTTGTTTGGGTTGACGCAAGTTCTACAGAACCAATGTGTGTTTTACAGTTAGGATAATAAGGAGTGAATAATGAATAAAAGTGTGAAAATCTCTTTGTCCGCAGAACAAGTCAAAGCGTATGCTATGGACTCTGCCACAACAGAAACAACATTAGATGCTTTGGGTATTCACTACACTAAAAATGCGATGGACGAATTCCGTGCTTACGCAACGGATGCCGCACCTTCATTACAAACAACTCCAAGCAATATGACACCAATTCAGTTCCTGCAATACTGGATTCCTGAAATGGTCAAGATTGTTACTGCTTCTCGTGATGCAGATACTATCTTGGGTCGTGATTTTGCTGGTTCTTGGGAAGATGAAGAAATCGTACAACCAGTGATTGAATACACAGGTAAACCACGTGTGTATGGTGATAAAACATCATTCAACTTGGCATCTTTCAATATCAACTATGAAACTCGCACAATCGTTCGTTTTGAACAAGATGTTGAAGTTGGTAAATTGGAAGAAGCACGTGCTTCTAAACAACGCATTGACGCACAAAGTATTAAACGTGATGCCGCTGCAACAGCATTGGCAATCAACTTGAATGATATTGCGTTCAATGGTTACAACTCTGGTAATAATAAAACTTATGGTTTGTTAAATGACCCATCTTTACCAGCATATACCGCTTTCGCACAAGGTTCTGCTTCTAGCACAACTTGGGCAAGCAAAACATTTAACGAAATTGTAACAGATATTAAAGCAATGATGGCTGCTTTACGTGTTCGTTCTGGTAATAACTTCAAACCAGAAACAGACCCTTCCACATTGGCATTGTCTGTTGCTGTTGTTGACCAATTACAAACTGTCAATCAGTTGGGTGGAACATCTGTTCTTGATTGGTTACACAAAACATATCCTGCTTGCCGTGTTACATCTGCGGTTCAGTTGGATGGTGCAAATTCATCTGCTAACGTAGCATACTTGTTTGCTGATAAAATTGACGGCAAAAAAGTTATTGCTCAGTATATGCAAGATGCTTTGCGTTTGATTGGTGTTGAACAAAAAGCAAAGGGCTTCTTGGAATGCTATTCGAACGCAACTGCTGGTGTTATGTTAAGAATACCAGTTGGTTTGGTCCGCTACACAGGTTGCTAGTCACTGTGTAAGATAGGCAACGCTAGTTTCTGGCTTTCGCCTATCGGTTCTCGGGGTTAGAGGGCTGTCCCCACCATTTGCTAGCAAAAACAGCCCTGCCGAAATAAACAAGAGGTTAAAAAATGGCATATATCGTATCTTATGAATCAGCAAGCGTAGAGTTTCCAAAATACATAAAAACAAGAAATGGACTTGATGTTCAAGGTTCTGTTGTTATCAAAGGTGGTGCTCACGTTATAGATAAAAAGACATTACAGACACCAAAGGGTGTTATTACTGAAATCAGTAAAGAAGATTTGGAATGGTTAAAGACCCAAAGTTTGTTCAATGAAAAAGTAAAACAAGGTTCTTATGAAATCGTTGATAATGAAAAGAAAGCCGAAGAAAAGGTAAAAAAGAGCAAAAAGCCGAAAGATGCTGGTGCTCAACTGACGGCACAAGATTTCAGAGATTCTGGACAAACTCCACCAGTTGTTGGTGCTGATGAAAAACCAGATGATGGTTCTGAGTTAGAAAAAAAGATGGAAGAACAATAACCAGACCGTTAAACAAGGTTCAAGTGCGGGTTATGGGTAAGAAACCCGACCCGCATTTTTAATAGAAGGAAGGCATTATGTCGGCAGAGGTAATAGTAACACAAGAATTATTTAGACAGGCATTTCCAGAGTTTCAGAGTAGTGTAGATTACCCTGATGCCCTGTTAACCCGTTTTATCACTATGGCGGAAGCATATTGTTCAGCAAAAAAAGGTTATATGAAGGACAATGTTCGTATATTACTGATTGAACTTATGACTGCCCACTTGATAACACTGAATAATATCG